TATTTTTAGACTCTTTTTCAAATCCCACAATTTTGCCTCCCTTATGTGATGCATCTTTACCATCACCGTTCCCATAAGTACCTCTTTTTCTATTGTATTGGTTCAACTCTGCTCTATACTTTTTCATTTTAGGTGATGACTGAAATTTTTTGTATTCTGCTTTGTAATCTCTTTCTTCTTTCTTTACTTTGGTTGGTAGATCCTCCCCATCTGTATCAGCGAAATCTTTAACATCTATCTTTTTCATAGTTTTGGCTGCTTTCTGTGCAGATTTAGAAAATTTAGATGCCGGCGCGTCCCCCTTTTGTATAGATCTAACTATACCAAAAAATTTCTGTTGTTTTTTAGATACTGCTGGCATTCTATTTCATCTTCTTAACAAGTGATAACATTTCTCTCATAAACGCCGTTACGTTCTTTAAATAAGACGCTCTTAATGGTTTTGATAATTTTTGATTAGGTAAATCTGCATTGAATCTATCATCTAATTTATTCATAGCTTGACGAAACTTTCCCTCAATGGTTTGTAATTTTTGAACCAATTTTTTGGCTTGTATTATATCTCTTGCATCTTCTTTTACAAGTTTTGAGGAATGTCTCTTAGTAGTATCTTCAATGGTAGGCAAAGACTCACCAAATTTTCTTTCCCATGCATAAGATTCTTTAATTATATCTTTTAATTTAATCATTAAAATGCTCCCATAATTATACTATAATCACTATATACTTTTTTAGCTTTAGCAAATAATTTTTTATCCAACCTATCTCTTGCGTTACTCAAATCATTCATATCTCTTAAATATACATGCAACTGATCAATATGAGTATACATTTTAACAAGATACTTCTCGCCCATTGCTGCGGCTAAAGTCCTACGTGCCTCTGTATGATTGTTTCTATCGGTAAGCATCTCTATTTTATGAATGAGAGCCCCACCGAGTTCTTTCTTTTCACTTATTTTTTGGATTCCTTTGTGCCTTCTTGTAGTATCTTCAATAGTAGGTAAAGGTTCTCCAAATTTTCTTTGCCACGCAAACTTGTTTTCTTTTATTAATTCTTTTAATTTAATCATTAGTTCGTCCTCGGGCCGTCTTTCTTACGCCACTTACCTTTAACCTTTTCATATACTTTCCACATACCTTCTAATTGTTTTGAAATACCTTCAACTTGTTTACCAATTTTCAACATTTCTTTATTATATTCATCATTCATCTTTTTAAAATTATTAAAATCATTCCAACCATATTGATCTGACTCTGAATATCCCCAATTTATTGTGCCTTTTGCTACTATACCTTTAAATGCATCAAGTAAACTGTCTTGAACTGTGAGTGGATCAGATCCAGCCTGAACTTTAACAGCTTCATTTACAGATTCTTTATCTTCCTCTTCAAGTCTCCAATCCTTCCACTTCCGATTTATATTCATTATAGTTTTCTTGTCCATTCTATTCTCCACTATGAGCTATATCAGTTTCTAAAAACCCCTTTAACACTTCCCTTTTATATAAGACAGCAAGTGCTTTAGATGATTCGCCCTTTTTCACATATTTATTCACTTCATTTACATATCTCTTAATAGACTGTTGAAGCTGTTTTCTTGTCATTACTCCATATCCAGGTATCTGAATTTTTGCATCTAATGGTGTTTCCACTCCTCTCTTTGGTGAAGTAATTTTTGCTTCTCTTACCGTTTTAAGTAATGACTTTAAACTAATCAATTTTACCTTCCCCCTATCCTTTCATATTGTTTATATAAACTTAATGTTTTCATACTTATCTCTTACTAATTCTTTTAAACATTTCTGCAAATGAATGTTTATCATCTTCTTCAGATACAACTGGTGCGTATTTAACTCCATTTACTTCAATTACTGATTCTTCTGGTGCACCACTTGGTTCTTCACCACTCAACTCATCTTCACCAGACATATTTCCATCTTTATCGATATCAACTTCTTTATCACCAAAAACAAAAGTCATACCACCTTTATTATCCCAGGAAAAATCAGTCAGATCATCTTCAGTAACACCATAATCACCATTATTCAAACTTGTAAAAAATTGATTTGCTGCTTCTTTTCCTTCACCACTCATTCTTTTGTTGGCCATTTCTTCAGCATCACCTGACATATCGCGACTTGGTTCTTCATCACCGTGCATCCAAGCATCACCCCTACCACCTGCTGGATCATCTGTATCAGTTCCACTTAGTGCAAACTCGTCATCTCCAGTAAATTCACCAGTTTCAGGATCATAATCATCATCAGGTTCTCTCGCACCTTCGGGCGGTTCACCTTGAAAATCTGCATCCGTTCCAGTATCTCCACCAAATTTATCCCAAGTATCTTGAGCATACATATCAGAATCTACATCTTGTTTTGTGGCTTTCTTTTTACCTTTATCCCCGCCAATTGGCTCTAACTTGCCTTTTTTAGTCTGTGCAACAACTTTATCAGTTTTCGGGTCTGCCCACCTTCCGTATCCTTTGGAAACTAAACCCATAGCTTTAGCCTTTTTGGCCGCATCTGACTGTTCTTTTACTGCCGCATAAAGTTCCTTGAGTTTAGCATCCATTTTTATACTCCTCGAATAATGTCATTAATTATATGTTCTACTTTACACCATTTCCCACATTCATGCGGTTTTCTTTCTACATCAACCGACTCGTTCATAGGATACATGAAAGCTCCCTGTGTAGATGGATTAGATACAAAATCAAAAGCAATTAACTCAAAATCAGGTTGGACTTCCTGTGTCTCACCTTCTCCTGCTTCAGTAATATCTTCTACTGAACCTAAACCACGTGAACTAATTCCAAGTTTAATTCCACTTCTAAATAATTCTTTCAAAATGTTTCCAGCAGGAGTTCCTAATACTTCAACAGTTCCAAGTAAATCATTATTGTTCCACCACATTCTCTTAATGTTGTGAGAAGCATTCTGTAAGTTCACGACTGAACTATCTGGATGATCAAGTTCTCCAAGTGCTCTACTCTCTCTAATGAAAGTGTCCGCGTATTTTTTTGATTCACGCGTAAGAACGTCCTTCGGATAAACTCTGCCATTTTGATTTTTTGCTTCTGCCCGTTGTAAAACTCCAGTAACAACTAACTTACCATTATTTTCTTTAATGGACTCGTCAATTTGTTGTGGTGTGATTTCAAACGGTAATACATCTACTATTAATTGTCTCATCTTAACTCCTTTACTTCAACTTATTTATCTGATGGAATGTTCTCATCACTCCTATCTTCCCTTTCATAGTTTCTTGCATTTTTGCCGTATGTGAAGCGGGATGTTTTGGTAATGCTCCTGCTGTACCAGCTTCTGTTCCACCATGCCACGGGTTAATATGACCGCCCTTTCCAGTAACAATGGATCCCTTCACGTCAAAAGTCTGGGGAGATCCGTATTTGCCTACTTTATTTGGTGTATTTGGGTTTAGTTGGCTGAATTTTGATGTGTCTTTTAATAAAGCTTCTATTCCACTTTTGTCTTTAGATAGTAAATCATGTTCTGCCATTTTGCCTCTCCTTTATTTAACTTCTCATTCTTATAATCTCATCTCTCACTTCTTTGAGATGTTTAATCCAACTGTCAATTTTTTCTATAGCTCTCACTTTGTCGAGCTTCCAAATTCCCCTCAACCATCTTTTTTGTAGCCAATTGGTTTTTAATAATCGAGACGCTACGGAATCCCGTTCTTTTTTCCATTCTTTGCCCATGACAAAAATATAATTTAATATAACTGACCAATCTTATTAGCTAACTTTACTAATCTTTCGCTTATCCTTTTTAAAGCTTTATGAGTATTTTTCCAATAATCCTGTGGAGATACTCCCATTTCATTTTTAAGTTTTACATTCATTTTTACAACTCTTTCTAATTCCGTGAGTTGATTCCTGACTTCCCGTATTGAACTTCCAATTTTTTGTCTTGGATTTCTATCAGGGTCATCTCTCCATTGATGATACTTCCCCTCTCCAAGTCTTTTCTTCCATAATACTTTAGCTAATTTGGGGTCAATTGATCTTGAATAAGTAGTTCCTACTAATGGATCAGTATGACCTTCATCATACCCCATTTTATTTTTCTTTTTATTCTTTTTGGGTTTAAATGCACGAGGAGTTTCGTATCCAGCGATATTAGCCGTAACAGAGGCTTCTTTTAATTCTTTCCGAATTAGCTCTCTAATTATTTCTCTTAACTTTTTAAGATCGACAGACATTTCGTAGCTCCTTGATCAATTCATAATATCTCATCAATGCTACAACCTGTTTGTCTTTTACAATTCTTCCCGCAGTTAATGAACCTGTTTGTTTTATAGCTTCAGTCAATTTAATCTTAGTAACTTTATCATCAACTTTCGGAATAAACCTTTTAAGAATCTTTGTTACATTTGCAACTTCATTCTTAATAAATTCATTTAATTTATTTGTATTGGAGATATTGCTAATATATTCTTTCAACAAATTCTTCTGCATAGAATTCAATGTTTTATATTTTTTGTTAAACTTATCAACTAAAATTTGATAGCTTAACAACCTTAAATCTTTTTCTTGTTTTTGATAGTGTTCAACTAATTTATTATCAATTGATTTTGGAACAACTTTTTTCCGAGTTATATGTTCTATAACACTATATCTACCTTGAGTTACTTCTTTTGGGTTGAATTCCCTTTTAGCAGATTCCATTTTGAATATTTTGTATATGGAGGCAAGAACTCTAAAATTAGGAATTCTGGCACGAAAAAAGTCTTCTAAAACAAATTGTTTCTTGATTTCCCTTAAAAGATTGTATTTTTCCCTTCTTAATATACTTTCATTAAGTTTCTTTCGTGCTTTTAATACTTCGTTAATCAGATAATTTGCTTTTGCCTCTGAACTATAGTTTTCTTCCATTAATACACGATATAATTGGTATTCTTTTCCAAGTTCTGTATCTTCTTTAAAGAACTTTTTAAATAATTTAACTGCAACCGGTGACTTTGTATCATTGAGCACATCAACAGTAATCTGTCTCGTCAATAATTCAAATAAAAGTCCTGTATTTCTTATCTTTTTATGCTTTATATCATTAGACATTTATCCACTCCAATATACTTATTCATTTATAAATATAAAAACTTCTTAAAATTAATCATCTGTGCCTTTCGATACTTCATTTTTATATTCTTCTTCTACATCTGCTGTCTCAAAAATAATCTTTTTCTCTGTTTTTCCAACTTTTCCACCAAGGCTTTTCTTCAAAGCATCATATTGAGCCAAAGCTATTCCACGTCCCATATATCCTTTATATTTTGGAGAACTACTTCCCCCCTTCTTCTTATCATGAGCTCCTAATGGATCTCTACCCCTTGCAGAACCATCTTTACCATATTTCGGGCCTTCTTTTGGTCTCCCACTTCCTGGCCAACCATCTTCGGGCATTTCCATATCTAATTCTCGTCCTGTTCTAGATATTCCAAACTTTTCCTTTTCTGACGCTAACTCATCTGGAGCCATTCCACCTGGTTCTTCACCTCCGCCTTGTTGCATAGAACCTTGAGTTCCAACTGCCTGATGACTCTGAACTGGATCGTTTCCTTCACTTTCTATTTGGTCCCATCTAAATTTGCGTTTCTGGTCTTTAATAATACCCAATCTTACCTCTTCCTTTTCCTCGTCTGTAAATTTAAACACGTGCTCATAAACCCACTCTGAATCTACTATTTTATCACTCATAAGACTTGCTGCTAGACCTTGTTTAGTACTCCAAAGTTCAAGTTTCTCTTGCTCATAAATCGTAGATGGATTTGTTAAATTTAATTCAAAATCTACAAGTTCTTCGTTTTTATATCCTTGTGCAAATAAATGTACGATGGCTATTTTAGTCAATTCACTAATTGTTATTCTCTGAATTCTTTCAATAGTACGTGCAAACCTAACATCTTCTGCGGCAAGTGTAGCTTTAGAACCGACTTCCTCTTCATATCCAAGAAACGCTTTTGGAATTCTAAGAGCCGCTAACAATTTATTTCTAAGATATTCAATATCATCTATAGCATCATAAGTTAAACCTGGCAATGAATCAACCTGAGTTCCACTATCACCACCACGAACTGGCATGAAAAAGTCCTCTGTTACATTTTGTATATTATATCTCAAATTATATTCACCTGATGCATCATCAACAAATGGGGCCTTCTTCATCTTAGTTATAATTTTCTGCATGTAATTGTCAACTTCAGCCGGTGGAATATTACCTACATCAACTTTGAAAACTCTCTTCTCAGGTGCTCTCATAATACGATGAATTAACATAGCATCTTCCATCAACATTAACTGTTTCCATATCTTACGTGAAGATTCTATTGAAGATTTACCATACGGAATAAAATTTGCGTCAGATAAAAGTCTAAAGTGTGCAATTTCATAACTTTCAAATTCGTTTTCGTGAACACCAGATTTATTTCCTGTATGCTTTCTTTGCATTCCACCAAACCTATAATCTTCTGCTTCAACCGCGAATTTCACATAATAAGGATTTTCTATATCTTCACCTTCAATCCGAACTACATCATATGCGGAAACTGGAAATACATTTATAATTCCATATTTTTCTGCTATATCTAAATGTAAAAAGAAATCTCCATATTTACACATATTGCGAACCCAAGGCCATAAATTAAATTCTATATTCAATATATCATAAAAAAGATTATGTAAGATATCGTAAATATTTTCATTATCAGTATTAATTTCCAAAACATTTCCATATTCACTTTTCATAGTACTTTCGTCTGCATAAATGTCAAGTGCAGATGCAATAATTGGATCTTGATCCATTTGCTCATAATCCTTGAAAAGTCCAAGTCTCTGTTGTGCTTTATACTGTTGTTCTGCACGCAATGAAGATGACTGTATATTTGAATATAACTTTGTAAACCTATCTACAAGAAACCGCCTTGATAATGCCTGAGCTTGTTCTGTATCAGCGATTTTTAATCTTCGACCTCCAATATTCCGAACAACTACGTTTGTTGAAAAAAGTCGTTTTAATCTACTGTAAAAATCTTTGTCTGCCATTTTCTACCTCTTATTTAATTAACCAAGTTAAATCTTCTCGTTCTTTATTTGGACCAACTTCCATCTCCCATTCTTTTCCATAAGAAACGTCTTTTGGAGTATAAACCGCTTCATTTACCGCAATATTGCTTACTGTCTTTTTCATTAATTCAATTCCTTCTGACCTAAGCCTTAATGCCGTTTCTCTTATCCATAAACCTATTGCAAAACTCATCACAAGATCATCATTGTATCCTGCCATTGCTTCGGCTCGCTGTCCATTATAAATAAACACAAACAGTTCTTCAACCAATCTATGTGAATGAACTATTACGGATTTTTCACGAAAAAATTCTTCTAATTTTGCCACAACCAAAGGTCGTGTCTTCATTGACATTGTAAATCCAGGCACCATCTTCCTTTCAGCTAACCTGTGTTTGTTTGTCATTTGATTTTGAGTATCTACATACTGTAAATCTTTACTCATATAAAATAAATTTTTATAATCCCTATCAATCGCCTGTTGTATTGCTGCCCAACCAATCGCGGCATTTTCTATTACCAATAATGCATCATTATATTCAGTAGCTGTATTAACACAAAGGTTTCCAAAATCACGAGTTGAAATTTTACCCTTATATTCTGCT